AGCGTGGAACAGTTGCCGCTACAGGCGGCGTGAGGAATGAATGTGACCGGGGAAACGATGATGGAAGAACGCCTTTTCGACAGCTCGCACGCGGCGCTGGTGTTCGCGTTCAACTACTCGGGCCAGCAGTACCAGGCATCGGCCATGAACAAGGCCATGACGCCGGCCATCGGCTCGGGGAAGGGGCTGGTCGGTGTAGACGGCGCTGCGCAGGCCGGCATGATCCGCAATGAGCTGGGCATGCTGCCCGAGCTTCACCAGGCGGTGCTGACCGCGCGCACCGCGCCGCGCGACATCCCGTGCGACTGTGGCCGGCCGTGCTGCGCCGCGCGCAAGCCCAACCCGGAATGGAACGCGGCCATCGTCTGGCTGACCGACCGGGCCATGCAGCAGCTGTCCGGGTCGTTCTCGCACTACCGGGTGCGGCGGTCCATCCTGGAGAAAATCTTCGGCGTCCGTGTGGACCTGCAGCAGATCGCCGAGGACTGCGGCGCCCACCGGAACACGGTTAGCGCCCAGAACGCAAAGCTGAAGCTGTGGATCGAAGGGGAGCGGAAGAAGGGGCTGACGGCAGCGCCCGGCGTCGAGTCAGTGGCGTGGCTGGCGATCGACGGCCGGCTCATGGCGGCGGGGATGGTTGCACTGCCAGAGCAGGCCGAAGCGTAGGCGTTTACGAGATTTTCTTGACATTGTGCATTTCGTGCACAAAAATGCCCCTCATTCGATACACCTACGAATTACGTCCAGAGCCCGCGCAAGCGGGCTTTTGCGTTTCAGCTGGCAAGCTAGCGAGCCGTACGGTTCTGTTAGTCCCGCTTCCTTAGGCTGACATCGGCCACGCCTGGAATGCTGAAGTCGGCCTCATAGTCCTTGAAGAGTGCGATCAAAAACCCCACCCCAAGGGAGATGGCCACGATGATGATCGCAACTTCAATGCCTGTGAAAGCGGCTGCGCCTGCCAATCCGACTGCAGTGGAAATTCCCCCCGTGAGCGGGCCCGCAGCTGCCAATCCGGCAATTGTCGCGATTGCCGGCTTGCCCAGTGTCGCGATCCTATGAGTTTTGCGAAGTTGATCTGCGAGTTCGCCGCGCACAATGATTTCGGAAACGCCGAGATCTTTGGCTGATTTCAACTCTTCCTTGGTGGTGACAACGACCGGGGCCATGAACTTTCTCCGCTGCTATGGTGGTCTGCGAGTCTAGGCAGGCCACGATCCGCGATGAAACCCTGCGCACGTAGGGTTTAGAACGGCTACTCGCTGCCGGCTACTGCACGGCGCGGGACTGACACAGGATGTCTCCTCCGCCCCAGGCGGTTTGCCCGGCCACCCGTTCCGGGCGTTTTTCTTTCCCGTCCCGTGCATTTTTACCGCGTATGAAAAAGCCCGACCAGCTCACAATCCGCTACCGCGCGGCTGACGAGCTGGTCCGCTATGAGCGCAATGCGCGGACGCACAGCGCCAGCCAGATCGAGCAGATCAAGGCGTCGCTGCGCCAGTTCGGCTGGACCAACCCGGCGCTGACCGCTGGCGACGAGCTGCTGGCAGGCCACGGCCGGCTGGAAGCGGCCACGCAGATGTGGGCGTCTGGCGAGACCATCGCCAATTGCCCAGTGCCAGGCCAGGTGCCCACGGTTGACCTGTCGCACCTGTCGGCGGACGAACGCCGCGCGTACATCCTGGCCGACAACAAGCTGGCAGAGAACGCCGGCTGGGATGTGGATCTGCTGGCCGCCGAGCTGATCGACCTGCGCGATGCCGAGTTCGACTTGACGGTGATCGGCTTTACGCCTGACGAACTGGGTGATTTGCTTGACGCCCCCGGGCCCGCCTCAGGCACGGCCCGCCGGTCGCTGGCCGATCAGTTCATGGTCCCGCCGTTCAGCACGCTCAACGCGCGCGACGCGGCGTGGCAGGAACGCAAGGCCGCATGGCTGGGTCTGGGCATCCAGTCCGAGCTGGGACGCGACGCGCCGGCCTATGCGTCGGCCTCGGACCACCAGAAAGCCGAACAGGGCGCCGCGCCGCAGCATCGCACCAGCATCTTTGACCCGGTGCTGTGCGAGCTGGCCTATCGGTGGTTCTGCCCGCCGGGCGGCCTGGTGCTGGACCCGTTTGCTGGGGGGAGCGTGCGCGGTATTGTCGCGGCGCGTCTCGGGCGTCCGTATGTGGGCATGGAGCTGCGTGCCGAGCAGGTCGAGGCCAACCGTGGTCAGCTGCACCTGGTGCAGACCGAGGATCCGGCGCCAGCATGGCACGTGGGCGACAGCCGACAGATCGCGCGGCGCCTTCCCGATGTCGAGGCCGATTTCCTGTTCTCGTGCCCGCCGTATGCGGATCTGGAACGGTATTCGGACGATCCGGCGGACCTGTCCACGATGGACTATCCCGCCTTCATGGAGGCCTACCGAGAGGTGATCGTCGGCGCTGTCAGCTTGCTGAAGCGCGACCGATTCGCCAGCTTCGTGGTCGGCGACGTGCGAGAGAAGCGCGGCACGGGCCCGTATCGCAACTTCGTGTCGGACACGATCGATGCCTTCATCGATGCCGGCATGCGGCTGTACAACGAGGCCATTCTGCTGACCGCGCTGGGCAGCGCCCCGATCCGCGCCGGCAAGCAGTTCGCGGCCAGCCGGAAGCTGGGCAAGGTGCACCAGAACGTCCTGGTGTTCGTGAAGGGCGACTGGAAGCGCGCCGTGGCGGCGTGCGGTGATGTGGTGCTGGGCGACGATCTGTTCCCCGAACCTGACGAGTGATACCCATGGCGGGACGCAAACCTTTCATGCCGACAGAGGATGACCGCAGGTTGGTCAGCTCGCTGGCGGGGTTCGGCGCGCCGCACGAGTACATCGCCAGCTGCGTGGTGAACCCACAGACGGGCAAGCCCATGACGGCAAAGACGCTGCGTGTGCATTTCCGCGCTGAGCTGGACAACGCGGCCGACAAGACGAACGCCCTGGTGGCCCAATCGCTGTTCAAGCACGCCACAGGGACCGGCAAGGGCGCCGTGGCCGCTGCCATCTTCTGGATGAAGGTGCGTGCAGGATGGAAGGAGCCGGCCACAGGGATTGAGCTGACAGGCAAGGACGGCGGGCCGGTCGAGCAACGAACCACCGTCGTCGATGAAAAACAGGTCGCAGCCGCTGTCGCGAAACTCGAAGACGAGTATTGATCCGTCCGTCGAGCGCGCCGTCCTGAAGGCGAAGTGCGAACGCGATCACCTGTTTTTCAGCCGGTATTTCTTCAAGCACCGGCAGGGCATGAAATTCCGCGTCAACTGGCACCACGTGCTGATCGCGGACACGGTGCAGCGTGTCATCGATGGCGAGCTGAAGAACGTCGTCATCAACGTCCCGCCGGGCTCGTCGAAAACCGAGCTGGTGGCGATCAACCTGATCGCCCGGGGCCTGGCAGTGAACCCGCGTGCGCGGTTCCTGCACATCTCGTATTCGGATGACCTGGCGCTGCTGAACAGCGAGACGGCGCGCGAGATCGTCCAGTCGGACGAGTTTCAGGACCTGTGGCCACTGTCGATCGCGCCGGACGCGAAGTCGAAGAAGCGCTGGAACGTCATCTCTGACGGCAAGAAGGCCGGCGGCGTGTACGCGGTGTCGCTGGGTGGCCAGATCACGGGCTTCCGCGCCGGCCACATGACCGATGGATGGCAGGGCGCCATCATCATCGACGACCCGCTGAAGGTCGAGGACGCGTACAGCAAGCCGAACCGCGACAAGGCGAACCGCAAGCTGCTGTCCACGGTAAAGAGCCGGAAGGCCAACCCGGACACGCCGATCATCGTGATCATGCAGCGGTTGGCCGAGGAAGACCCGACGGGCTTCATCAAGGCCGGCAAGGTGCCGGGCGACTGGCAATTCATCGAGATCCCGGCGCTGATCACCGATGAATACGTCGAGCAGCTGCCCGAGCGCGTGCGCGAGCTGGTCGAGCTGGGCGAGAAGGACGAAGACGGGCGGTTCAGCTACTGGCCGTACAAGGAGCCGCTCGACGACCTGCTGGCCAGCGAAAAGGCTGACCGATACGTCTTCAGCGGGCAGTACATGCAGCGCCCCAGCCCGCTGGGCGGCGGCATTATCCGCAGTGCCAACTTTGGTCGGTACACGGTGGCGCCCGAGCTGCACAAGCGCGTCATCTATGCCGATACGGCGCAGAAGACCGCGGAGCGGAACGATTACAGCGTTCTGCAGTGCTGGGGGCACGGGAAGAACGGGCGTATCTACCTGCTGGACCAGATCCGGGGGAAGTGGCCGGCGCCCGAGCTGCGGAAGAAGGCCATCGACTTCTGGAACAAGCACCTGCCGTACGAGTTCCACTTCGGCGCGCCGCTGGTGAAGATGCGCGTCGAGGACAAGGCCAGCGGCACGGGCCTGATCCAGGACATCCAGGCATCGGGGACCATCCCAGTCGAGGGGATCGAGCGGCACCGCGACAAGCTGGTGCGCGTCATGGACGTCGTCAGCTACATCGATGCGGGCCTGGTGATGATCCCCGAGTCAGCGGAGTGGGTGAGCGACTTCACGCAGGAATGCGACGCCTTTACCCCCGACGACACGCACGCGCACGATGACCAGATCGATCCGATGGTGGATGCGATCAACGACATGCTGGCCGGCGGCCGGTCGATGGACATCTGGACCAAACTCGGACAGCAATGAACCGTAATCAACGCAAAGCGCAGACTCGGGCGCACAAGGCCAATGTGGCCGCGTCCGCCAACGCCAAGCGCTGGATGAGCGGCGATAGCTTCCAGAACTTCGAGGCGCGCGTCGGCCTGGGCACGAACAACCAGGCATCGCAGTACAGCTACGGCTTCGACTTCATCAGCCGGAATCGCATCCAGATGGAGGCGATGTACCGGTCGTCGTGGGTGGTCGGCCAGGCCGTCGACGTGGTGGCCGAGGACATGACCCGCGCCGGCATCGAGATCGGCTCGGATCTGCCCCCTGACGACAAGGACAAGCTGAACGCCGCGATCGAGGACATGGCGCTGTGGGACCGCATCTGCGACACGATCAAGTGGGGGCGGCTGTATGGCGGTGCGCTGGCGGTGATGCTGATCGACGGGCAGAACCCGTCCACGCCGCTTCGCCCGGAATCGGTGTCAAAGGACCAGTTCAAGGGCCTGCTGGTGCTGGACCGCTGGATGGTGCAGCCCACGCTGGAAGACCTGGTCACCGAGCTGGGCCCGGATTTGGGCATGCCGAAGTACTACGACGTCGTGGCCGACAGCATGGCGCTGAAGAACCAGCGCATCCACTACAGCCGGGTGCTGCGCATCGATGGCGTGGACCTGCCGTACTGGCAGAAGATCGCCGAGA